ATGTTAAGTTTAGTAACGGTGTGTGGAAGGAAACAGTAGAGCCTAACGTCCTTATTGACTTAGACGCTACTACTCTACCACATAAGTTGTCTAAGCTAGCTAATGGTAACTTCCAGTTTGATGAGGTATCCTACGCTGACCGTCAGGTTGGTAACGATGCTACAAATGCTTACCCTTCCTTCATAGGTTATACTATTGCTGATATCTTCTTCCATCGTAACAGGCTAGGTATGCTAGCTGATGAGAATGTATTGTTTGCTAGGGCAGGTGAGTTTACAGACTTTGACTTCTTCCGTAAGTCAGTACTAACCATCATTGACAGTGACCCTATTGATGTGGCAGTATCCTCTAACAAGGTTAGCATACTTAAACATGCTGTACCCTTTAACGAGTCACTACTGCTATTCTCTGATCTAACACAGTTTAAAGTAACTGCTGATCCCATACTGACGCCTGAGACTATTAACGTGGCTAACACCACAGAGTTTGAGGCTAGTCTAGTAGCCAAGCCAGCACAGGCTGGTAAGTATGTATACTTTGCCACTAAGCGTGGTGCTTGGTCAGGTATGTGGGAGTACTTTGTAGATACTGACACTGATGTCAACGATGCTACAGAGACTACAGCACACGTGCCTGAGTATATCAGGGGTGTTGTAACAAACATTGAGGCATCCTCTAACGAGGACATGCTTATTGCACAGGCTGCTGACGATCCTACAGCTATCTACGTGTATCGTTACTACTGGTCTGGTAGGGAAAAGCTACAGTCATCATGGTCACGGTGGACATTTAATGGTACTGTCCTTGGTGTCTCGTTTAACTTGTCTGACGTTTTCTTACTTATTAAACGTGATGACAACCTATTCCTAGAAAGAATTAACTTGTCTGTAGATGACGCAACAGTGTATACTACAGGTAACTTTTCTATTCATTTAGATAGGCGAGTAACTTTAGAGACAGGTGGCCTTACTACTATACCTTACACAGATGCTGCTACAGTATATGTAGACCAGACTGGTAAGCTTATTCAGGTAGGTGCTGTAGCTGCAAAGCTAGCTAACTCTGAGAAGGTATATGCTGGTGTTCCGTTTACGTTTAAGTACCAGTTCTCTGAGCCTGTGCTAAAACAAAACAGTAGCCCTATTACTACAGGAAATTTACAACTACGTAACTACGCTGTGGTGTATAACAAGACAGGGTACTTTACTGTTACTGTAACTCCTCTGAAACGTACACCCTATATACGTACCTTCACAGGCCGTGTGGTAGGCAGTGGTAATAACATACTTAGTGTAGCTGCTATTGAATCAGGTACGTATCGTTTTGGTGTCTTAGGCCAGTCTAATTCAGTAGACATTGTTATAGAAAGTGACAACCACCTACCCTGCATTTTTCAATCAGCAGAGTGGGAAGGTTTCTTTGTCCTACGTTCAAGGAGAATGTAATGAAGCTACATGTGAGAGCAAGTACTCAGGCTGATGTAGACCATCTGGCACACAACCTAAGACCAGAAGATACACAGGAAGTACTAGCCTCACATGGTAGCGTTAAAGACGCTCTACAAGAGGGCTTAGACAGTTCTGACGAGTGTTGGACTATTGTAGTAACAGAGACAGGTGAGCTAGCTGGTATGTACGGTGTTGTAGGTATAGATGATATAACAGGCATACCGTGGCTGCTGACTGCTCCTCCACTAAAGAAAGTTTGGCGGCAATTTATGCGTGACTCTCTGACATGGATTAACAAAGTAAACAAGAAGTATCCAGTACTTACCAACGCATGTGATGCTGAGTATACAGTAGCACTTAACTGGTTAAAGTATATAGGATGCGTATTCATTAAGAGACATAACACATGGGGTGTTGGTAACAAACCCTTTTTAGAATTTGTGAGGATATAAAATGGATCCATTTACCATGCTAACTATTGCTGGTGGTGTCGCTCAGTTTGGTCAGGCTCAACAACAAGCCAAGATAGATGAAGCACGTTACCAACAAAATAGAATTAACGCTGCTCAAGCACGTGACTTAAAGATACAGGGTTTAAATAAACGAGCTATTCAAGAAGCAGAAGCAGCATCGGGTCAAAAGCTAGAATTAGCTATCAGAGAATTAGAAACACAAGGCACACAAGCAGTAGCTGCTGGTGAGGCTGGAGTATCAGGTAAATCTATAGACCAACAAAGAGATATGACAACAGCCAGAAAGCTACGTGGGGCAACTGTAATTAACTCTAATGTTAATCAAGTGTTAGATGCTATAGAAGATCAAAAAGTAGGATATAACACAGAAGCACTTAATCGTATTAACTCTATGCCACGTGGTCAGGAGCCTGACTTTCTGATGGCAGTAATCGGTACTGCTGCTAGTGCATATGCTACAGAACTTAGCGTAGCTGGCAGAGAAGAAGGTAGTTTCTTGGCTGGCATAGGACTAGGTGGTAAAAACCCTGTCAGTACATTTAACCCTATGGTTATCGGAACAGCAGTTGCACAATTTGGAAGTTAGGATTAACTAATGGCACAAAAAAGAGTACAAGTAGCACAGCTTAACGCTCCTACACAAGACAATTTAGTGGGCGGTACTGCACCTATTGTGGAAACAATGCAGACCCTAGCTCCAGACCAAACCCCAGTTAATCCTTTAAGTCAATTTATCTCTGCTATTGCTCCTGCTATGGAAGCAGATGCTGCTGATCGTAGAGTTCAGCGTTTAAAAAAACAACAAGAGATTGAAAACGGGATTAGAGCTAAAAAAGAAAACCAACTAGAGCAGCAAAGAGCTAATCTTTTAGGTGATATAGGTATAGAATATAAGAAAAATGAGACAGCTAATTTAGAGATGGGTGAAGCAGCCTATCTTCAAAAACGACAAGCCTCTTATGCTCCTTATGTTCAACAGCTAAGGGATGGGCCGCTTGGAAAAAGTGATCCTGATTTAATTGATGCACTTGAGGGTGACTTACAGCTAGCTGATGTAACCTTTATGAAAACTAAGTTTAATCCTGCTGCCACAGACTTACATTATACCCAACTAGCAAATGGTTTAAACGATACGATCCTTAAAATTAATGCACAAGTAGCAGCAGGGCTTCTTTCTAATGCTGATGGCATAAAACAAATAGAGACACAGAAAGACAGTTTCTTAGAGGCAAACAAGGAATATTTTGACCATAAAAAAATAACTGCCTCTCTTGTTGATTTGGCTAAGTCAGATACTAATGACCCTAGTAGAGTTAATAGTCCTCTTGTACAAGTATTGTCAGGTAAAGGCACTAACAAAATTAACAGTCTTAACACAGCAGAGCATCGTGAAATAGGAGCAGCTATTAACAAACGTCAGGCTGCTGCTGCAAAGGAAAACCTCACGCAAGCTAAAAAGGCTGCTACAGGAATACATCTGGATGCCGTGGCAGGACAAGTACTTAATGGTAATTTTACTAATATTAATACTGATACAAAAACCAACGCTAAGGTTAATGTAAACGGAACAGATGTTATTATTGATAAAAAACTTACCAACGCAGACTATCAAGCAAGTATTGAGAAAATAGCTAGTCAACAAATGGCAGAGGTAGATGCCTTACCAGACGGAACTGTTGAAGAAATAAACACTAAAGATACACACAGAGTTGCTCTCCAACGCAGGACTTATGAAGCGTATGAAGCTATTGATAGTAAACCCCCTGAGGTTGCTTTAGCTTTGAGGTATGCTAACACTGTTTGGCAGAGTGAGATGACCCCTGATAATCTAGTGCTAGCTAAAGCAGCTTATGAGCAGCTTGAAAAAGTTGAGGCTTATTTAGGGCCAGAAAAAATAGCAAGTATGTTTGGTAGTGATAAGAAGTCACTAACGATGTATCGTACTCTAAAAAGTAGTTTAAAAGCTAATGAGACTTTTTCACAGGCTATGGACGTAGCACGAAGATATGACCCTGATAGTACTCCTAAGATAAACGTAACTTATGAAGAGATACAAAACACTATTGATCCTACTGGCCCCTCAGGTTGGTTTACATTTACTAATATGGATGAAATGGTAAACGGCGTAGAGATGGTGCAAAGCGTAAGTGAACGTGCTAGAGTTATAAAAGGTACTAATCCTACTATCTCTGAGGAAGATGCTAAGACACAAGCTATTAACGAGATAGCTGGTGACTGGCGAGCCATGACTATGCCTGATGGTAGTATTGTAGGTGTTAGAGCAGAGAGTGGAGCGTATGTAGAACGTAACACAAAGGCTACTGAACAAGTTCTTAAAGATGCTATGGATGATCCTGCCTTTGTAAACGCTGTTAGTGAGGAATTTTTATTCCCTTCTAAACTAGTACCTACAAGTACTTTTGGTGTAGAAGGTGTGAAACAAGTAAGTGGCTTTTCTTTAATGGCTCGTAATGACCCTTATAACTCAAACATACTACAAATATATGCTACTGGTACAGATTCGTCTGGTAAAATGAGTCCTACTGAACCAAGCCATTCTCTAGGTTTTATTGATCTAACTAAGGTAGCTAAACAACAAAAGTTTAAGTTTATTGAGGATACTATGGGCAGACATGCACTGACTGTAGCTCCACTTACTACGTCTGTTCCTGAGCAAGAGCTTATGGATGATCCTGACTTAGTTGCAGACTATACTCCAACTGTTACCAAGTCTTTTGCTGAGATGAATGTATCTGATATCAAAAATACTGACACATTTAAAAGTTTAGAAAGAGCTTTTTCTTCAGAGAATGATATCCTAAAGTATGCGGAAACCAACATGCCACAGCGGTTAGCAATACCGCAGGCAGCATTAGCCGAAGGTCTTAAAGATTTGGTAGATGTAGGTAAAAAACTTGTAAATACTCTTAATCCTATATCTACAGGTAATGCTACAGCCACCCTCATAAATGATGAAGGATTTTCTTCTACCGTCTATATTGATACAGAAGGGCATAAGACAACAGGTCATGGATTAAAACTTGTAGACATTGAGCCTGATGAACGTGCGTTAATCAAAGATATTAACAACGTAACAAAGGATGAGTCTAAAGCTGTAGTAGAACTAAAGGTTAAAAAGATTTCTAATTACTTCTCTGATGCAGTAAAAGGCTTTGAAAACCTACCAGATACAGCACAGTCTGGTATAATCCAGATGGGCTATCAGCTAGGTAGATTTAACGTCACTAAGAAGTGGCCTAAGTTTATGGAGTCAATTAAAGAAGCTACACAGTACGCTGAAGGTTCTGTAGAACAGGGCAAGGCTCTAGCTAAGGCTAAGTTTAACATGCTTTACAATGTAGCAGAAGATGGTAAAGTTACAGCTACTAAGTGGGCCACACAGACAGCTAACAGAGCTATGAAGGTAGCTAACACTGTAGGCTCTACAGCAGGTGAAGCGGCTACGGCAGTCTTTGAGGCTGTTATTCCTAAGGCACACGCTGATACAGATGTTATCCCCGAAGCAGAACAACTACGTGTAGGTGAGCAACCTACTGCGTCTGCTGTTGCTGATATAGCTATGGCTATGAACCCCGCTGACGCTGCTTATAAATACTATGGTATGGATGAGAACACAGATGAGGGTGCTAAGGGTGTCAAAGGTTTCTTTGAAACATCAGTAGGTAACTGGAACCCTGACAATGAATCAGTAGAAAAGTTTGCTACTAACAAAGCATGGTGTGCTGCGTTCTTAACACAAGTCTTACGTGACTCTGGTATTGATACAAAAGCTCTGTTTGGTAAGGATAAGTTTGACCAAATACGTGCAAAAGCTTATACTACTGTAGGCACACAGGTTGACACTACACAAGCAAAGGCTGGTGACATTATGATTAAAGAACATACTAAAGAAGAGCGTAAGAAGCATAAGCTAGGCTTTGGTCATGTTGGTATCGTAGTGAAAGTAGAGGGTGATGAGGTATTCTTTATCGGTGGTAATACTGGTGATAAGGTAACTATGTCTTCTTATAACATGAAAGAAAAGAAAGTAGCTATCAGACGTTTAAATAATGCTTCTGATATTCCTACAGAAACTTTACCTTCAATGTTAGAACTAAAAGCAGGTGTGTATACTGATAAACTTGTGAAGAAAACTAAAAACTTGTTTACAAGTATGTATGAAAATATCTTTGAATAAGGAAAGCTAATGGCTGAAAAAACCTTTGAGAATACTATGGAAGAAATGGGGTTTGGGGGTGCATCCCCCTCCCCTGAAAACGGCAGGTATACTAACCTTGCTATGGAAAAGGCAGCCAAAAAAGCTAAAGAAGAATCAACAGGATTTCTGGGTGGTTTTGTAGATCAACAGCTTTCTGAGGGTACTACAATATCTACAGCTAGGCTACTCAGTTCTTTTCCTGAAGAAGATACTTCTTTCACTACTGACGTTGCTAAGGAACTAACAGCTAACTTTGATGATAAAGACCTTGTTAAGAAAGTCTTAGATGCTGGTATTAATAAAGGTACGGCAGCAGCACGTAAGATAGCCCATGAGATTAACTTAGTACAAGACCAACGGTTAAAGACTTCTCAGGGCAGTGGTTCATACTTTGCAGGGTCTATGGCAGGTTATATATTAGACCCTGCTGATACTGCCGTAGCAGTAGGAACAGCCGCTACTATTGCAGCTTTGCAGCCTCAGTTTGCTCCTGTTACTGCTCCTGTTACTTTTGCAGCAGTTAAAGGTTACAAAGTACTTAGTAAACTAAGTGCTAATAAGAAGTGGCTATTAGCTTCTGCTGGTATAGGTGTAACAGAACAAGCAGGTTTGGAACTACTACGCGCACAGACTGTGCATCAGGTAACTGGTAGTGATATTATGTTAGCTGCTGCTGTCGGTGGTACTGTTAATGCTGGTGTTAGTAAGTATGCTGCTTACTCCTCTAAGAGAAGACAGATACTAGCAGCGTCCCAGCGTAGGGTAGATGGTGAAGAGCTTACTGCTCAGGACGAGGCTATTCTTAAAGCTGCCGCAGATGAGCAACTAGCTGAACACTTTATTGATATTGCATATCGTAATGATGACTTCAATACAGGTGCAGCAGAGGTGGCTGAAACAGGGGAAAGCTCTACAGCAGGTTTAACTCGTAAAGATTTTACTGAGACAAGCCAAGAAGAGCTTGATGCCACACCTGTACAGCGTGGTCTACGTGCTTTAGTAAAACCCAGAGGACTTGTAGCATCACTAGCTCCTCTTCTTAACTCAACAGATGGACTCACTCGTTGGTTGGGTAGGGGCTTGGCTTTAGATAGTTTAGGAACTAAGGGTGGTAAAGAAGTAGTAGGTAGTAACGCACTTGAAACACGTGATATGATTATTACTACTACGCTTTTACCTACTGCCGTAGAACTAGATAATCTATACAAAGTACTTACAAAAAAATTAAATGTATCTACAACTAAAGTAGAAGATTTAGTAGGTCTTTACATGAGTAAGCCTGACATTAACGCCTTACCAGAAATAAAAAGGATTGCCGAACTCTACCGTCAGGGTATAGATAGCGTAGCACAGCAAGCCATTGATGCTAACGCTGCTGGGTGGGTGCCTGAGATGATGGGTAACATTATGAATTACCTACCACGTAAGGCTAATAGAACTAACATAGCTCAGTATAGGCAGGGTACAAAGACTCAAGCAGCCCTACTGCCTGACGTTGATGGTGACCTTAACCCTGAGCTTGTTAATCTTTTTGAGGGTGCTATCCGTAACGCACAAAGAGGCATAGTTAAGGATGTCACAGCACGTTTAACAAAAGCAGGAAGAAAGAATGTAACTAAAAAAACTGTTGATACTTTCATCAGAGCTATGGCACGTGGCTACGCTAAGGGTTTTTTAACTCCTTCTAGTAACGAGTTTCGTAAACTTGGTGATGGTATGGCTGATATGGATGATACTATAGCAGCCTTAAAAGCAGCAGGTATTGATGAAGACGATGTTGCTATAATGGTTGAGACTCTTTCTAAAAGTCTCCCTATTAGAGGACACCCACGTACTAAACATCGTATGCGTCTTGATGAAAACTACGAGATAGCAGCAACAGGTGCAGATGGCACAGTATTTACGTTACGCATGTCTGACTTACTTGAACGTAATGCACGTAGCTTGTATGAGAGTTACTTGTTTCAAGTAGCAGGTGCTACAGGACTAGCACGTAATGGTATTAATACTAATGTCATAGGCTCTAACATTGATACTATTATGGCTAAGCTACCTACAGGTACACCTGACGCTGATAACGCACGTAAGCAGTTAGACTTTTTATATAAGAGTTTAACAGGAAGACTTGCTTATGATAGTAATTTATCACCCACAACCCAAAGAAACTTAGCACGTATACGTGAGTATAGTTTTATTACTAACATGGGCATGTCAGGAATGTCAGCTATCATGGAATTATCTAACGTAGTGTTTGAGAGTTCTTTTGAAACCTTGCTAAAAACTGCTCCTCAGTTTAAGAACCTTATCATAGATGCTAGTACAGGTCAGCTAAAGAATAAAGTAGCCCATGAGATGATGGTAGCTACTGGTACAGGTGGTGATGGTATCCTAACTAAGGTTACAGCACAACGTAATAGACTAGAAGGTGGTATAGCTGAGGGTGAAGACTTTATAGGCTCTGGTGAAGTAACTGCACTTGATGAAAAATTAGGCAAGGCTCGTATCTTTGTGTCTATTGCTTCAGGTCTTCAGGGTGTAACAGATATCCTACGTAGAATTTCTATTTATAACTTTGCCACAGAAGTAGCTATGAAAGCTAAACGTGGTGAGGTAGCCTTTTCAGCTATCAAGCGTGAACAGATGGGTATTAGTAATGAGATCGCTTTAGAGATCAACAAGCAGATTAGAAAACATTCTGAATTTGTAGATGATGATACTTTAGACAGTCTTAATCTTAATGCGTGGGATAAAACAGAAGCAGGTCAGGCAGCTAAGAATGTATTTTTACGTGCTGCTAGGCGTGAGGCTCAACAATCTGTGCAGGAAGTTAATAACGGCTCTGTCAGTTACTGGTTACGTAGTGAGGTAGGTAAAAGCTTATTCCAGTTCTTATCCTTTCCTTTAGCTTCTATGGAACAGCAAGCAGGTCGCTTGGCTGTACGTGCAGCTAATGGAGATGCCATAGAGGTTGCTAAGATTTTAACATCTGCTGCTGCCTTGGGTACTCTTATGTATATCTCACGTTCTCACATTAACTCAATAGGACGTACTGATAGAGAGGACTATATGAAAGAGCGTATGAAACTAGGTAATGTAGCTTTTGGTGCTATCGGTCAAATAGGTGCAGCCTCTATTGCTCATTATATTTATGAAGTTACAACAGGTGCTATGGATGGTTCCACAAAATCTGTAACACCAGCAGCCGCTAGCATGTTGTTAGGGTTAGCCTCAGGTGTTAAAGACTTGGGACAAGCTTTAGCTGGTAACGACTTAACTGAAACAGAGATGCGTAGCTTACTCCGATTATTACCATTTTCTTCTTTATATGGAGCAAGACAAATATTTAATGGCACTGCAAGCCTAGTAGATTAAAAGGAAAACAAATGGCTTTTTCATATCAAAACTATACAGGGGATAATACAACTGTACAATTCTCAATCCCCTTTACATACCAAGACACTGCTGAGATCAGTGTAACCGTTGACGGTGTAGCTGAGACAGGTCTAACTTTTCCTTCTAGCTCCGTTGTTCAAGTAACAAGTGCGCCAGCAACCAACACCCTAGTACAGGTGCGGCGTACAACTTCCCTAACTTCTCGTGCTATTGACTTTGCTTCTGGCTCTGTGTTGACTGAAGAGGACTTGGATGATAGTAACATTCAGGTCTTCCACGCAGCGCAGGAAGCTATTGACACTTCTAATGACTCTATCTTCCTTGACACTGATGACAAGTGGGAAGCTAATAGCAAGGTAATCAAGAACGTAGGTACACCTGTATCTAACACTGATGGAGCTACTAAGGCTTACGCTGACGGTATCTCATCAGCAGCAGCTAGTGCAGCGGTGACAGCAGCTAACACAGCCGTTACAACAGCTACAGGGGGTATTATCCCTGATGCTACTAAGTTAGCTATCCATCCTATCGGTAGTCAGTACACTCTTAGTGATGGTACAACCACTGACTTTTCTGCTAAACACTATGCTAACGAGGCTGCAACAGAGGCTACAGCAGCCGCCGCAGATGTAGTCCTTACTAATGCTGACGTAGTTACAACAGCAGCAGCAGTAACAGCAGCGGAAAACGCACGTGATGTAACACTAGCAGCCTACGATAACTTTGATGAT